GGTAAAGCAGTAGATTTAGTTTAAATGTTTTTTATACACCCTGATTTTTGTGAAACCGAAAAGTTTCAATATTTAGTAATTCCAAAAAATGCATCATGTACAATTACAAAAATTATAGAAGAAACAACAAATCATTCTTGGGTAAATCAAAAAAATTTAAATAAAGTAAGATGGACAGTTATTAGAGATCCTTATGAGAGATTTATAAGTGGTCTTCAATATGATTTAGAAAGGCATAATATTAATTTAGACGAGATTAATATAGATGAATGTTTTTATGCAAACATAACTAATCCTATTAATGGTATGAAAGGAAATATAAATCATTCTTCTTCACAAGTGCCTTATCTTATAAATACAGAAATCAATTATTACATTGATATTAAAGATTTAGATATTTTTTTAAAAATGCATTTTGGTAAAACTTTAAATATTAACAAAACTGTTAATAAAAAACCTTTAAACATAGAAAAAGAAACAGTTATGAAATATCTAAATTTAGAGTATAATTTATATAATTTAATATTAAACTCACCATTTCTTTGGAAATGGCAACAAGGTAAAATATTTTAAGGAGGAAAAATGGCAATATCACGTGGACAAATGACAAAACAAGTAGAGGGTCAATTAAGTGGCGCTAAAGATGAGAAAAAAGAAAAGAAAAAGAAACTTCAAACTAAGAAACCTAATCGCAAAAACGCTCTTTCAAGGACATTTACTGTTTAAGCCAAAAGTGGTACAATCGAAGAAGTTGTACAACCGCAAAAAGGATAAGTATAAAACTTACAATGCGGCCGCTAAAATGGAGGAATAATGGCAAAAAAAATGAAAAAAGGAAAAGGTCCTTGTTGGGAAGGTTATGAAATGGTTGGAACTAAGATGAAGAATGGTAAAAAAGTACCTAATTGTGTTCCAATGAAAAAAAGAAGTTCAGGATCTCCTAAAATGGGTGAATACATTGGTTCTCATATTAAATCAGAAGTTGGAGAACAAATGGTTTCTAATAAATCTTACGAGGATTATTATAAAGATATTTTATAATGGATTACGCAGATAAATATTACAAGAATGCAAGTCCAGCTAATAAAAAGAAGTTTAATTCATTAGTTAGAGATTTAAGAATTGATATGTCTTTAGAATCTGCTGTTAGTGAAGGATTAAGACAAATGCAACAACAAACTAAAAGCACAGCTGGTGGAGGTATTTCTAAAAACTCTACAGGTGGTTTTATAAACATGAAAGATTATTATAAAGGAATGTTATAATGGCTAGCTCAGGAACTACATCATTTAACTTAAATATAGATGAAATTATAGATGAGGCATATGAAAGATGTGGTCTATCTACAGACTCAGGTTATGATTTAAAAAGAGCTAGAAGAAATTTAAATTTATTGTTATCTGAATGGGGTAACAGAGGATTACATTTATGGAAGGTAAAAAACTATGAACAAGTATTAACATCAGGAACAGAACAATACGCAACTCCAAGTGATTGTAGTGATGTATTAGAAGCTTACATATCTACAGGAGCTGGCACGGGGCCGTCGATAACGGATGTATCTTTAACTAAAACAGATAGATCTAACTATGCAGCTCTACCTAATAAAGGTGCTACAGGACAACCATCACAGTATTATGTGGATAGACAACTTACTCCACAAATATATTTATATCAAACACCTGATGCATCTACTTATACATATTTAAAATATTACTACATTGGTAGAATTGAAGATGCTGGAGGATATACAAACACTCCTGATGCACCTTATAGATTTTTACCTTGTATGGTAGCAGGTTTAGCTTATTATTTATCGTTTTTAAAAGCTGCGGATAGAACACAAATGTTAAAATTAGCTTATGAAGATGAAATGAAAAGAGCTTTAGATGAAGATGGTTCTAGAACTTCTTTATATATTTCACCACAAACTTATTTTGGAGATGGAGTATAATGGCATACGCAACTGGTAAAAAATCATATGCTATATCTGATCGTTCTGGAATGGCTTTTCCATATCAAGAAATGGTTAGGGAATGGACGGGTGCGTTAGTACATATATCTGAATTTGAACCTAAACACCCACAAATAAGAAGAAAAACAGTTAAAGCAGATGCGATTGCATTAAGAAATGCAAGACCTCAAGATTTTACTTTTAACTCTGGAGGATCTAGATTTACTACAACTGATTTATCCTTACCTGGAGAATTTGCTTTTGATTCTGCTGGGATGCAGCCTGATAATGGTGCAGAACAAAATAGAAAAAGACAACTTATTTCAATAGTTGGTAAAACAACAGTGGAGATATCATAATGGCTATTACACATGCAGATTTTTTAACACAGGTTAGAGATTACACGGAAGTAGATTCTAATGTATTAACTGATTCTATTATTGATAAATTTATTAGAGCTACAGAGCTTAATGTTGCAGGTCAAGTAGACTATGATGATTTAAGAAAATACTCTACATCTACTTTTACATCTGGAAACAGATATGTCAGTTTACCTGCTGATTGTATGATCATTAGATCAGTACAAATGATAAATGGTTCTGATAGAACTTTTTTAGAGCGAAGAGACACAAGTTTTATATCTGAATACAACAGTGGAGGTACTACAGGTGAGCCTAAGTTTTATGCTAATTGGGATGACTTTAATATCTTAGTAGCACCTACACCAGATTCAGCTTACACTATTCAAATCAACTTCATTAAAGACCCACCACATTTTGATAGTTCAACAAATACATATTTGTCAACTTATCAAGAAACAATGTTACTACATGGTGTCTTAACTGAAGCTTTTTCTTATCTTAAAGGTCCTCAAGATCTTTACACACTTTATAAAAGCAAGTATGATGAAGAAGTACAAGCTTTTGCTCTACAACAAATGGGTAGAAGAAGACGAGGAGAATACGATAGTGGTGTGCCTAGAATAAAGGTTCCATCACCATCACCATAAAATTAAAGGAGAATAATTATGGCTATTACAACTAATGCAATTTGCAATTCATTCAAAAAGCAATTGTTAGCTGGTGAGCACGATTTTGATTCAGCAAGTGGAGATACATTTAATTTAGCAATGTACACTTCTACAGCTGTTTTAGGTGAATCAACAACTAACTATTCATCAACTTCTGAAGTATCTTCACCGGCAGGTTACACTGCAGGTGGTAAAGCTTTGGTTAACCAAGGTGTTAAAGTATCATCTGGTGTTGCTATTACTAGCTTCGCTAACTTATCTTTCACTGGTGTTACACTAACTGCTAAAGGTGCTTTGATTTACAATACAACAACTGACGGTGGTACAGGTACTACTGAAGCAGTTGCTGTGTTAGATTTCGGTGGAGACAAAACTGCAACAGCTGGAACATTTACAATCCAGTTCCCTGCATTCACAACTTCCGCTGCAATCTTAAGAATTGCGTAATTAAAGGAAATAAAATGATATGGCCACTGGATGGGGTAATAAAACATGGGGAGCAGCAGAATGGGGAGACCTTTCTAATGAAACCGTCTCAATCAGTGGCATATCAGCAACCACTTCTATAGGTTCATCAACAACTCAAGCTAACGCTGATGTTGGTGTAACAGGATCACAACTCACATTTACAAACGCAGGAGCTGTTGCAGGTGCATCGGCAGATGTATCAGTTACTGGTATTGAATTAACATTCTCTCCTGGAGAAGAAGTTATTGGTATTGGTGTAAATGTAACTGGATCACAAGCTACTACAAGTATAGGAACAGTCACAGTTGATGAAACTACTTTAACCGGAGAAGGTTGGGGTAGAGATGCTTGGGGAAGTTTTGCTTGGGGTGATAATTATTCAGTTGCAGTAAACGGTATATCACTAACAGCATCTATTGGAGAAGAAACTGCATTTACTGATGTAGCTGTAGATGTAACAGGATCAGAACTTACAACTACTTTTGCAAGTCCTTCATTCTCACTTCAAATTGACCAAGATATATTTGTATTAGCTTCTGAAGATCAGTTAGATGGCTTTGTTGGTACGTTAACATTCCAAGCGAATGCAAATGTGACTGTTACTAATGCAGGTGAATTAACAGGATCTGTAGGAACAGCTGTAGCAGGATTATTATTAGAAGTCCCAGTAACCGGTAGCGAGTTAACTTCAACTATTGGAGCTATCTCATTACAACAATCTACAAATGAACCTGTTACAGGACAAGAGCTAACAGCTTCTATAGGAACAGCAGAAGAAATACCTCAACAAATAGTAGGTGTAACAGGCATAGAATTGACAGGATCTGTAGGTTCGGTTACTGTAGTTGGAACTTCAGTAGTACAGCCAACTGGAATTTCAGCCACTATTTCAGCTGGCCAAGCAAACGTTACCTCATGGCAGGAGATTGATCCAGGTGTAACCAATGTATGGACAGAGGTTGATTTAGCTGCATGATTAAGGTAAAATTATAATTATTTAGGAGACAAAATTTATGGCATCTAGTTACTCAACAGATCTAAAACTTGAACTAATGGTCACTGGCGAAAACGCTGGTACATGGGGTCAAAAAACAAATAACAATTTAGAATTAATTCAACAAGCAATTGCAGGTTATGAAGCAGTAGCTTTATCTGATGGTGGTACAGTTGCTCTTGCAATGTCTGATGCTGCAGAATCAAATGCAAGAAATATGGTTCTTAAATTTACTGGAACTTTAACATCTGCATCAACTGTAACAATTCCAGATGGAATTGAAAAATTTTATATTATTGATTTAACTGCTGTAACTGGTGTAACAAACTTAACAATCAAAACTGCTTCAGGTACAGGTTTCACTGCAGGTGAAGCTGCAATCGTTGCTGCTTATTCTGATGGAACTAATTTAAATGAAATAGCACTTAATACTTTAGGTGGAACAATTGCTACAGCACAAATTGATGATGCTGCAATTTCTACTGCAAAACTTTCTGACAACGCAGTGACTACTGCAAAAATTTCAAATGCAAATGTAACTACTGCAAAAATTGCTGACAACGCGATTACCTCGGACAAGATTAGTGCACTACAAGTAACTCAAGCCAAAATAGCAAACGATGCTGTTGGTCCAGATCAACTTTCAAATACTGCAGTAGTTGCAGGTTCATATACAACTGCTGACATCACTGTTGATGCTCAAGGTAGAATTACGGCTGCTGCTAGTGGTTCTGCTGGTGGTGGTTTTGATATTTTAAAACTTTCTTCTGTTTCTGGAAGTGGAACTTACACAGCTAACCCTGCTGCTAATAACGTATCTGTATACGCTTTAGGCGGTGGAGGTGGAGGAGGTTCACCTGACTTTAGTTCTAATATATTAGGAGGCACAGGCGGTGATGGAGGATTTGGATATTTTTTCGTGCCTATAACAGGTGGAACTGGTTATCCCTATAATGTTGGTGCGGGAGGAGCAGGCAGACCTAGACCTGCTAACCAAAACGGAGGCCCTGGAGGAGCAAGTGGAATCTCACCTTTAAGTGTTGTTGCAAACGGAGGTAATGGAGGAGGACGAGGTTATAATGGAGGCAACCCAGGAAATCCAGGAACAGCTCCAGGAGCTCCTGTATCAGGTACAGCTCCAGCAATGTATTTTAATGATGCAGGTATTGGGGGATTCGCTAATCCCTTTCCAGGTAATGGTAATTCAGGAATCCCAGGATATTTAATATTATTAGATAACGCAGGAAGTTAAAATTATGGCAAAACACATTATTAAAAATAATTTAGGATACTTTGCAAAAATTTGTGAAGATGATGCTTCTAAAGATTTTTGGATAAAAAATGGGTATTCTCAATCTGAACAAATAACAGATCAACAAGCTAATGATATTAAAAAAGGAGTAAAAGAGTGGCTGCAAGCAGACCAAGGTGCTGTTTCTGAATTAGTTACAAACCCAAGAGCTTTAATTTCAATAGAAAAAGAAGATGTTAAAGAATCATTAAATAACATCATTTCTAATATGGAA